TTCGGGCAAAGCCTTACTTCTTCGCAGCGGTGCCGCCCGCAGCGGCTGCGACGCGCATGGTGTGGATCGCGAGAGCCTCGCGGTCACGCACCTGCGCTTCCTGATTCGTTTGGGAGTCCGTAGGAACTGCAGCAACGCCGCCGACCGGGAACTTCGCAGCGAACGTCGCAGCGGCGGAGGCGTGCTGTGCAACCAGAGCCTCGACCGACATCTTCGACACGTCGACCTTGCCGCCGCCGAGCGCGATGCTCATGCGATCCAGCGAGTCCGACACCACCGTGACCATCGCTGCGCAATTCAGCGTGAGGGCGGTGACTTCGGCTTCGAGCTTGGCGTTCGCGATCGAGACGTTCGTGACCTTCTCGACGAGCGCGGTCAGATCAGGCGCGGCGGCTGCTGCCACAGCCGCCGCATCTGCACCCTTGCCAGCATCGCTGCCGGCTTCCGCCCCTTCCTTGCCCTTGGCCGCTGCGACGGCTGCCGCATCCGGCTCATTGATCTTCACAGCGCCCTCGCCGGCGCCACCTGCGGCTGCTGCCGCCGCGACTGCGATGTCCGTCTTCGCCACACCAGAGACTGCGGCGGCGTCTGCGGTCTTGGCGGCCTGGGCCTTCGCCGCTGCCGCCATCAGTTCCTGGATGCTCATATTCAATGTCCTTTAAGAGGGTAGGCGAAAAATGCCATTTGTCTGTTTTGCGCGATTCTCGGCGTTTTGCTGCGATTTTGCAACAGCATCTGTTAGAGATCCTGATGAATTTGCCATTCCGAGTGAAACTGCTTCAGGAGTCCAGAACACTTTGCCTTCGCCCCAGCTGCTTTTCACGCGATCCTGCGCGACGTTCATGCCTGTCGCGACGTCGCTCGTGAACGCTTCGTAGATGTGATCCATGTCAGCGTGAGCCTGCTCTTTGGCCTTGTCGGAGAGCGGCTCGTGCGGCGACATCAGCGCCTTGTATTCGCCTTTGCGCAGCACCGTCGCGGTGATGCCGATGTTCTCCAGCATCTTGCTGTACTCCATGTGCGTCATGATCACGCCGATGGAGCCGAGCTGGGACATCGGTGCAGCCGTGATGTCGCCCGTCTGCGAGCCGAGCCAGTAGCCACCCGACGCCATGATGCCGTCGGCGTGCGTCGAGACAGGCTTGAAGGTGTTCAGCGCACGGATTGCGTCGCCGGTCTCCTTCACGCCCGAGACAGCGCCGCCCGGCGACTTGACCTGCAGCACGACGCTCTTCACGTCCGGGCGCTTGTACGCCTCGACCAGCGAGTCCTGAATGTGCGGGTAGCCGACCATGCCCATGTACTTCAGGTAGTACTTGTCGCTGTTCACCAGGCCGCCGTTGATCGAGATCACGCCGACACCGTTCGAGTCCACGGACAGCGGCGCCGAGCTGAAGCGCTTGCGCTCTTCCTCCGCGTCGTCGCCTTCATCGCCCATGTCGATGCGGAACATGGTGGAGGCGGCAGCGACCTGCTTGAACGCCATCTGGCGACGCTCGGCGATCGAGGCGCGCGCAGCGAGAAACTCGCGGCGGTCGGCGTCCGCTTCCTCGCGCGCAGTTTTGTACTCGTCCGAGACTAACGCCAGCAGGATCGATGCGAGCGAGTCGCCGTTGCCCGCCCACAGCATCTGGCCGCCGAGTAGCTGGAGGAGGTTCATGGTTTTGCCTTCTGTGTGGTCTGTTTCGGTTGCGGCGCGGACTTCGCAGGCGCTGGCTGAGCGCCCGTCTTGCCGGATTTCGGTGTGTTCTGGAGCTGCTCGGTCTGGCTGCCGCCGCCACCGTCCTGCCCTGGCGAGCCGCCCGCGCTGGTGCCCGAGTACGGGTTCGTCGCGGCGGTCGAGACCGTGGTGGGCTCATAGAAGCGCGTGCCCGAGAGCGGCGTGAAGTCGCCCGACGGCAGCTGGCCGGTGAGGGCGATAGAGGCCTGCTCGTCGGAGATCAGCCCGAGCGAGAGCTGCTCCATGATCCGCGCCTGGCGCTGGTTCATGAACGCTTCCAGCTCGATCTCAGGGCGCAGGTTGATGTCGGAGAGCTTGAACTCGACCACCGAGTCGCTGCCGAGCATGCGCAGGATCAGCGTGAACATGCGCGAGAGCAGCTCGTTCAGCGGCTTCTGCGTTGAGCCTTCAACCTGACGGATGAAGATCATCGACTCGACCGACGTGTTGCTCGCGTTGTTGCCGCGCCCGATGATGCCGGGCAGCACCTTGGCGCCCGAGCTGACTTTCGAGTCGGCCATGCTGGAGAGCTGGTCGTATTCGGCCGAGAGCGACGAGTTGCCCCGGTCGAGGATGTCCACTTCCATCGAATCCAGCACCACCAGCGCGTCTTCCGGCTCAAGACCGTCGATCGACGTCGCGATCTGGTCGACGAAGCCGTTGTAGAACGCCAGCAGCTTGTCGGAGTCCTGCTGTGCCTCGGGCGGGATCAGCCCCTGCAGCTCTTCCGTCTTCACGGTGATGACCGTGCGCGGGTGCAGGTTGATGCGGATCACACGGCGGATGTCGTTGAGCAGCTGCAGCCCGAAGAGGGTGGCCTGCAGCGCTGGCTCCATCGGCGACTCGGAGTACGCGGTGTAGAGCGACTGGTCGAGCGAGACGTAGAAGAACGCCGGAAAGTCCAGCGGCACGTACTGACCACCGACCTGCTGGTTCGGAATAGCCCAGCGCGCGTTGTTCGATGGAAACCACTTGATGTCGCGCGAGCCGACCGGCTGAATCCGCGACGGCACGCGAGCCTGATCCATCACGACTTCACCGCAGGCCGAGCCGAACTGGCGCAGCTCCAGCGCCCACATCTCGCACAGTGCGCGCAGCGAGAAGTTCGGGTTGTAGCCCTGGTCGTACTGGCCGATCAGGTCGTTCTGCCGAATCCACTGCTGGATGACGGCGGAGCCCTGCGAGTCAACGGCGCCAGTCGTGCGGTCGTAGGCGATCACGGTGGGATTCGTGAGCGCGAGCCGGATGTACGCGTCGACGGCGGCGGCCAGCTCCGGGTTGACCTTCGAGAAGACCTGGATGGTCGACTTGGTCGTGCCGGTGGTGCGGAACGTTGTGAGGTCGAGGTTGGCCGTGCCGCGATCGTTGTCGACCATCTGCGCGGTGGTCGCCGGCTTCGCGAGCGTGAACATCGACGGCGTTGTGACGCCGCCTTTGCCTTTGATCTTCGGATCTGCGACGTCAGGCAGGTCAGCCGCGCTGCCACCTGTGCCCTTGGCCGGGCCGAGCACCTGGTAGCCAAGCTGGCCGTTCTCGCTGTTCAGTACGACCTGGCGCTGGCCGATTTTCACCGTGTTCAGCTTGGGTTCGAGCGGGCGGCGTTGCTCCTTAGCTCGCGATCCGATCGCGAACAGCTCGCCCATCTTCTTGCCCAATTCCCGGATACCAGCCATATACCCCGCCTTTGTTGTGCCGAAATTTACTTGATTACTCAGGACTACGCAATAAATCCGCTGAAATGAAAAACGCCGCACACCTTTCGATGCGCGGCGCCGGGCCAAACATGGACAACCACTATGCCACTCCTGCATGCGGCAGACGGGGGATCTGCCGCACAGGCCGCCATACGTCGACGACCTTGACTTCGGTAGAGCGCCGGGGGTTGCGCTGTGCTACTAATCCGGTTTTCTGGATCTGGCGACCGGGTGGGCCAGTCGTGATGCGAACCTTAGTCGTCCTGACCTTGTGTGTCAATCATCCTCTCTCACGTCGACCCGGATATTGCTCGGCTGGCCGAACGTCCGGGGCTCGTGAGGGCGCTGTCTGCGCCGTCCGAAGACGCGGCGCAGCAAGGTCAGGAGCAGGCGCACAAGCATTTACGCGACGACTGCGTCGGCTTCGACCACCACCGACAGACCGCTCGGCTGGCCGAACGTCTTCGGTACCGGGGGCGTGCCGCCCGTCTCAATCACCGCGAAGCTCAGCTCGGACGGCGAGCCCAGGTTTGCCAGACTCGCGTCGCCGGTGAGGCGCTGAGCGACGCCGATGTACGAGCCCGACGGGACGCCGGTGAACACCGCGCTCGGCACAGCCATGTCTGAGTCGTCGACGTCCTGCGTCGCCACGACGGTCGTGCGGTCGGCGCTGAGAATCGACACACGCAACTTGCCGACGACGGTGTCTTCGGGTACCGAGATCGCCGAGAGCGCGATCTGCGTGATGATCATCGAAAGAGTGACTTTCATTTTGTTTTCCTAACTATTGGTGGGGGTGAGCCGAGGGACGGCAGCCCGGATTCTAATTCAACAGGAAGAAAAATGGCCGCCTTGGGAGAGCGGCCAATGAAAAAAGGTAGCGCGAGGCCGCTACCTTCGGGGGCTTAGTGGTGCGAGGGTTCGCGGACGAAGTAGGCCGGGTCGTATCGCGGCTCAAGGTTGTCCTCGTGGCGCTCGGCGCGAACAATCTCCCGGACCTCGCGCAGAATGCGGCCAGCAGACGGTCGCTGGTACACCGTACGCGTGAAGTGTCCCGGCTCATCGAGTAGCGCGAGCGCGCGCCGGAACCCGTTGAGTGCGTCATCGAATCGTTCACTAGCTGACATGGCTGAACTCCCAGGTAGCTGAAGCGGCTCATTCTTTGCTAAACGTCTGATTTGATCCACGACTGTTACTCATGGAAACAGTTCAGGATTCCCAGGTAAATTTTACTCCGTGCGTACTCCATACAAAGCCGTCGCGGCGCCGCGTAAGCATTTAGAAAGGGTACGACGGTACTTTTTACAAAGTCGTCTTCATCTTCATCCTGCTCATGAACTGCAAGCTCGATACCTGGATGACCGGGCGCGCGGCGAGACGCAGCTTGGCCGCGACCCACGCATAAAGTAATGCGTGGTGCATATGGTCGATCTCGATCTTCGACTTTACCCAGGCGAACTGCTCGGTGTCCGGGCTGTTCAGGTTGCTCATCTGGCGCACGCGGCGCATGTCGCGCATGTGGTCGCGGAACTCTTCACGGTCCTCTTTCGGCTGCATCGGGTCGTTGCCGACCATGCCAGCGCGAATGTCTTCCATCAGGAAGTCGAGCGCGATGTTGCGGTTCACGTTGATCTGCCGCTCGTCGAACAGCGCGTCCACCTTGTCCTCTTCCTCGTCGAGCATCCGGTACGGGCGCATGCCCTTGGCCTTCACGTAGACGGATGCATAGAGGTTGCGGTACTTCTGCTGCAGCCGGTAGACGGTTTCCGTGTACGGCTGGCTGTCCATCACCATCGCTATCGGCCGGCAGCGCTGCACGATCCTGTCGAGTTCCTTGTCCAGCTCCTTGTAGTTGATCCGGTGCACCTTGCGCTGCATCAGGTGGTCGCCCGCGTCGATGTAGCACTCGGACACGTGGCACGTCGTGCCCATGTCGATGCCCAGCACGCAGCCGACGAGGCCCGGCATGTACACCATCTCCATCATGTCCAGGTCGGCCGGCTGGATCCCGCTCAGCTCGTCCTCGTCGGTCTGCCCGAGGCCGAAGTTGATGAAGTCGGTGAGGCGCTTGTAGTTCGTGCGCGAGATCATCAGATCCTGCACCGTGATGAACCCCGGCGCGTCGAACGGGCTAAGCTGCGTGCCGTCGGCGTTGTGCTGCTCGTCGTTGTTCTCGCAGACCCACTCGCGGAAGTCGAGGCTCAGGTCGGGCCGCTTCTTGCACTTGGGGCAAGCGAGATAGGCTTCGCGCCACCGCGTGCGCGGCAGCTTCGACTTGTCCAGCGCAAAGATGTCGCCAGAGTAGCCGGGAACGACCACATGCTCCTTGTAGCTCGGGATGAACTGGTGGTTGCAGTGGCAGCAGCGTACAAAATTAAACCAGCGATTGCTGTTCTTGAACTCATCGTCAATTCCGTAGCGCGGCACGGTCGGCGTGCTCGTCTTCATTTTCCACTTCAGCTTCGAGTGCGTCAGGCGCGACTGGAAGGAGGTGAGGGCGTCCTGGTCGGAAAAGTCCACCTCGTCATGCAGCAGCATGTCGGCCGGTACCGAGATGGCCGCGTTCTGCGTGAACGTGCCGCGAATGTAGAGCAGGGACGAGCCGATCTGCTTCAGCTCCGAGCTGTCGTTGTTGCCGACGACCGCCTCCCGTAAAGGCTCACTCTCACGGATCACCGGATCGATCCGGGTCTTGGCGAACATCGAGGCGAAGCTCGCCGTCGGCAGCGTCAGGATCGCGCTGAAGTGCGGGATCATGTAGCACAGCGCGAGCACGCGGCGCACCTTCAGCTCGGAGATGCCCAGCTGGGAGCACTTCTTCGTGTACTGCTCGGGCTTTTTCGATGCGAGGATCTTCAGCTGGTACTCGTGGTCGACGAAGCTGTACTTGTTGCCGTTGATGTACGTCTTTTCGGAGATCCACTTCGGCACCGACTCGTGCGAGAAGCTGGTGCCGACCGCCATGTTCATGCGGTCGAACATGCTGTTTTCATCGAGACGCCATTCGACGTCAGGTTTGCGGCCAGCAGGCATCAGGAGTCCTTAACTTCGCGCTTGTCAGAAGGCGCTCGCGGCTTGAGAAAGATCGAGCACCAGAACCACCACACGAGCATCGGGTTCATTGTGAGGCTCCCCGGATGGCGAGCGCGTCCTTGAAAATGTCCCAGCGCGAGTCGGCGTCGTCGTTGATCCAGCGCACGAGCAGATTGTCGCGCACCGAGAGCGCCATCCAGTCGGCGATCGCCTGTGACTGCTGGCTCGGCGTCAGATCGAGGAACGCCTTGCCGCGCCACGTGCGGTCTTCGACCGGTGTGTCTTTCAGGTCATGGATCGGCATCTTGGGCTTGGGCATCGGCGGGGGAGGCATCTTGACGCCCGACAGCGGCACGTGGCCGACTATCTCACGGTTCGGCAGGTGGGTGCCCATATGCCCGAAGCGCAATTTGCACGATTCCAGTGTCTTGCCGTCCTGATCTGGCGCCTTGCAGGGGCTCGACGTGAACGAGTGATCCTTGACCTCAAAGTGAGTGCCGCTGCTCGGCTTGGCCTCCATCCGCCACGGCAGCGGCGCCAGCACGACCCGAGCGTGGACGATTCGCGCGTGCAGGTGGACGAAGGTGTCTTCCGCGTCGCTCAGCGCCTCGGCGAACGCTTCAGGGTGGCCGACGCGGGTGCCGAGAATACGCACGAGCGCGTCCTCCAGCTTCCTGACGTGGCGCTCGCGGCCCAGCGCCGACAGCGCAAACAGCACACCCAGCACTATCAGTGCAATAAACAGCGCTTGCGCAGTGGTCTGCAGGTCCATATTGATCTCCGGGAGTTCTGGCAAATGGGCGCAGTCTACCGGGTTCTGACGCGGATAGTAAGGAGTGCTGAAGTCCGCTGAGTCAGTGATTTGACATAATGCAATTTATCAACCGCAAAGTTAATCAGCGCGCTGGATGTCTGTCTTCCCGTTGGCGTCGATCGACAGGCGGAAGAACTTTGTCTCGTTCGGCTGCAGGTGCGTCTCGCGCTGGGTCCATTCGCTCTTGCCGAACGAACACAGACCTTTGCCTTGGGGGTCGCGGCCGGCGCGCAGCAGCACGTCGCCCGGCGCCACAAAGAACCTCGTCGTCTCGCCAACGTCGAGGCGCGCGGCCAGCGTGCCGTTGATCGAGACAGCGTAGAAGCAGCCGCTGCCGCCGAAGCCTGTATCGCGCGTCACTACCAGCGCGGCCGCCGACGCCCCCTTGTCCTGAAACGCGAGCACTCGCGCGCCCGGTGCGACCTTGGCCTCGTTCATTGCGGTCGGCTGCGATGCGCAGCCGGCCAGAGCGGCGGTCGCTGCGACGACTATCAGAATGGATCTCATTGTTTTTCTCTTCTGTTGGAGGCGCGGTTCAGAAACGCAACTAGCGGTCTGTCGGCCATGTGCCTGCGCGGCTGACTGGTAGTTGCGTTTTAAACCTTGCTGGTTAAAAGTTAAGCGTGCCCTGCGGGTCAGGCTCCCACGAAAACTCCAGCTCGACGACGCGCTTGCCGCGCTTGCTCTCCTGCACGGTGACGAGGATGCCGCACTTTTCGTGGATCTCCTTGAGCGCCGGCTCGATCACGCGGGTGCGCAGCTCCTTGTAGTTGGCGCGCTGCGTAGGCTTGACGTCGAGCTTGTCGCGGAACTGGTCGACATCGATCGAGAAGTTGCCCCGTCGGCGCCACATGGCGAGCAGCTCGAACAGGGTCCACGCGTACTTGGTGGTGAGGTTCGCGGCGTAGCGCAGTTTGTAGGTGGTGAACTGGTCTTTCAGGTTGAACAGCGCCAGGCACAGCGCGTCGCTCCACATGAGGGTCACGCTGGCCTCGCCGTCGTTGTACTGGATCTCCTGCACCCACCGCACGCGGCGCCCGGCCTTGCCGTTTGGCCTGACGGTGTGGATCTCCTTGCCGAACAGCGACGCGGCGTTCTCCTTCATCTGGCTGTAGGCCGTCTCGCGCTCGACGTCGTACAGCGCGCAGTACTCGGGTACCGTGACCGTGAACATCTTGCGCTCGCGCTCGTCGAGGCGCGGCACCGGCGAGTCCGACTTGACCTGTGCGATGCACGCAGCCACCAGTCGCTTCTCCCCGAGGTTGAGCTTGTGCGCGGCGCGCGTCAGGTCGTTGGCGAAAGTGACCCACTTCTCGCCTAGCGCGCGGCTTGCGGAGGCTTCGGCGAGATCACTCATTGGGGCATCCAGTCGGGTTGGTGGGGCAGGAGTTTACGGTAGCACCAACGCGGCATTGGTGCAAAGGACAACTCTGGTCTGTCCCCTGCCCCTGTGGATAACTACCCGACCATTTGCCCCAATAGACCCGACCATTTGCCCCAGTCAACCCGGCTAAAAGCCCCAGTAACCCGACCGATAGCCCCAGTAACCCGAGTCGTTGCCCCAATACGACCCGACTGATAGCCCCAATAAGGCCAGTTTTTACTTTTAAAATCAACGAATTACAACGTCGAAAGCAGTGCAGTAAACAAGGTTAAATCTTATTTAAAGCGCTCGACCCCTAAAAGCAGTTTTGCAGAGAGTCGGTCTGCGTGCGTTCGGGGATCGAGTCACACTTCCCTACCCGTGGTGCTTCTTGCGCCGCGCCAGCTCCGCGATCGTGCCGGCCACGATGACGTCGGTCATCGGCACGTCCGTCAGCTTCCAGTAATCGCGCAGCTCGTCGTAGACCTCCTTGGGCATGTTCACGCTCATCGACTTGGTCGAGGCCTTCACCGGGAGCTTGAACTGCGTGGCGGCCGGTTGTGGGGCCGGCGCGGGTGCGTTCTCGGGCGTGGCGCCGGGCGCGTCGGCCGCCATCTTCGCAACGAAGTCCGGCACCGGCGCAAAGGATCGTTTCGCGTTCATTGAAAGACCCTCCCGTAAAGCTCTTCGAACTCGTCCTGCGCGTGCGCGGTGTCGCGGTTGCGCGGCATCTCCAGCACACCCTTGCCTTCGGACGCGGCCCACGAGAACGCGTTGCGCCTGGCCATCTTCACCGGCTCGTCGCCGAAAAATTCCTTCAGTCTCTCGAACTCGTCCTGCAGGCCCGCCGTCAATGTGCTGCGGTCGTCGGGCGAGATCTTGTTCATGACCGGGATGACGCGGAACGTCTTGCCCCCTGCCCTCATCTCGGCGATCACCTCCGACATCTTCTTCAGCGACCACACGTCAAATTGTCCAGCTTCGGCAGGGATGATCAGCACGTCGCACGCGCCGACCGCGTAGATCAGCTCGGGGGACTTCTTGCCGCCGACGTCGACGATCACCGTGGCCGTGGCGTCGCGCTCGGCCATCAGGTCGGAGTAAATGTTGCCCGTCATTTTGGACAGGAGGATGTTGGGCTCGACGCCCTTCCCCCGGCGCAGCATCCCCCACATGTAGAGGTACTCGTCCGAGTCGGCGTCGATGGCCTTGACCGCATTGCCGCGCACGGCGTGGCCTGCGGCTAGGTTGGTGGATATGGTGGTCTTCCCCACTCCACCCTTGGTGTTGGCGACAGCTATGAGCATGGCAGGCTCCGTTAGCAGGGTTGTAGAGTACTACACCACTAACTATATGCCATTTGCCGTGTTAACGCACCTCGACATATGCGTATAGGCGCACATATACACGTACATGCGTATGGGCGTATATGTCTCAGGCCGTCAGGCAGTATGCCAAGGCAACCAGCAGGTAGCCCGCGCAGACCACCGCGAGCATGGATTTGCTCATAGGTCGGCGTAGCGGCAGGTGTCCCTGCGGGTTGGTACGGCTATGGCAGCCGCAAGGGCAGGGCATGAGGGCGGGTTTGCGTGTGGACATGGCTGCACCTGTGGAAGTGGGATTCCGTGCGTTTTGGGGTGTTTGCGTGTGGTTTGGCGGGCATATGGTGCGCCGCACATGCATTCTGACGTAAAAACGCGAGGTTATGGCTGAAACCGGGCGGCTTTACATAGAAATAGTTGGATTTTGAATCGGCAGATCTGCGGTTATTCAGGGCCACAGCGCGATGAGCGCGAGCAGGTCTTCCTTCGTGAAGTGCCCATCGAGCGTCACTTCACCATCGTCCGCATCCCGCTCGCTCACATAGACGTTCAGCACGCCGGCTTCCTTGTCCCAGTCTACGTACGGGCTGGTCGTGCGTTGCTCGGCCGCCAGAATCTGCGCGACGGCAGCGGTGCGGGACATGCCGCCGAACATGTCGAGCTGCTCGGGCGCGGCGCGCGGGATGAGTTTGCGCGGCATCACTCGGGCTCCGGTTCAGAGACAGCCTTCAGCACGAGCCGTCGGCGGGTAGGGAAGGTGATCAGTGTGTCCGGGTCGCTCGGCATCGCTCGCGTCGTGCCCTTGTACGTGGTCGACTGGAACGTGCCGAAGTTGCGGATGGTCACGCGCGTCGTGCGCGCGGCGGTCTTGATCTCTTCAAGCGCGATGATGAGCACCTTGCGCACGATCTCTTCGGGCACGTCCGTGCGCTCCGCGACGTTGCGCACGAGGAACACGGGCAGGCTGATCACGCCGACGGCGCGCTGAGGGTACTTTCCTTTTTTCTTCTTGGTCATGTTCTGTAGTCTGGCTGGATGTCGGTGATGATCACCACATCGTCAGGGCCGCGCGCCGCGACGCATATGCCGTCCTCGTTGTCGAGGATCTTGACGGGGATGCCGTTGCGTGTCGCTGCGACAAGCTCGCGGCCGAGCGAAACCTGCTCGCGCAGGTGACGTTGCAGATCCCACACGCCCCCGATGATCTTCAGGTTGTACTCGGCGTCCCGCAACCGGTCCCTGAGCCGCAGCTCCCAGCGCGTCTTGAGGGGGTCACTCATCGTCTGCTCGCGTACTGCAGCGCTATCAAACACCCACTTGCAGGGCGGCTGCGCGTATTCACGCATCTTCACGCGGTATGTGCCGTTGATCCAGCCATATCTCGGCAACGGTTCGTGACGCTCCTGCCACGGCTCGAAGCTGGGGTCGATCGTCGGTACAGTGCCGCGATCTCGCTCCACGTAGTTGTCCCGCTGCGCGTCGGTGTATGGGTGGCTCAAGACTCACTCCCTGACTCTTGCGTAACAGCAGCGACATTGGTGCGCTGGCCGTCGCTGAAAATCTTGACCGGCTTGCCGTCACGGAATGCGTGAGCGAGTGTGCGGCCTTCGTCGGCGTTCTCGCGTAGGTGTCGCTGCAGGTCGAACAGCGAGCCGTTGAACTGGATCGTCCAGAGGTCCGTAAAGCATAGGCGGTAGTGGGGCCACGTGGGCATACCGACGCGTCCTACGCAGTCGTCAAAGGGTCGTTTGGTGGATGGGTCGCTCATATTCCTGCCTCCTTTATGACGACGGGTGCGGGGTTGATGAGCGGGCTCCACGTGCCCTGCAGACGGCGAAAGAACGCGTCACCGAGCAGGAGGCGGTAGTGGTTGGCCGCGACCGCGTCGGCCCTGCGCATCGCCTCCATCCACTTCCTGTGGCGCTCGACCTGCTCAGGGGTCACGAGGCCGCGCGGGAGTTCGTCCATGTCGGGGTTAATCACGCGGTTAGGGCCGTCGCCGCCGCACCAGTCGCATCGTCCGTCGATGAGGGTCGCGAGGCAGTCCGGGCAGCAGTTTTCTGGTACGTCGCTCATGCTCCACTCCTGATCATCCGCTGGAACGTCTCGCGCCATTGCGCCAGCAGCGACTCACCGTCGGCATGACCATGCAGCGTGGTCGTGAGCGCCTTCTCCAGCGCGCGGATACGGTTGATGTTGTAGGTCTTCGCCTGCAGGTCCGTGAGCTGGCGTATGGCCCCTGAGACGGCCTTGATCGCGCCGGTCTTCTGCGTGGTGTTGGCGCGGCCGACCAGCACCTCGGTCATCAGGTATTGCGCCGCGCGCAGCTGCTCGGCGATTTCCTGTTCGAGGTTGATGTCCTCGACGTTCACCTGCGCCATGCTGCGCACCGCCATGAGCACCAGCAGCTGGTCCTCGGCGGAGAGTTCGCGGATCTGGTCGATGACCT